GTGAGTCAGCCCTAGCCAAACTGATAAACGGGTGCTATCATTCCTTTGTTCTTCGGAACGATGGTCGTGTGATCGACATCAACGTTCCTTCATGCATGCAGGTTGCGGCCTGCAATACAAGGAGGTGACCGCTTTGGCGGAACAACACGTAAATGTGATCATACTCAAATCGATCGCCATCAACAAGGAGATGAAGAGGTTCTTCCTCAACAAATTCGAGAAGATGGTGAAGAACAACGGTCAGGCATACGCATGCGACAAGATGAAGATCTTGCGCGAGACCCTTCTTGGGTACCGAGCTGATCCATATCGTATCGCACGAGCTGATGCGTGGCTGAGACGGTCCGGGTTTAAGGTGAACGGTTGGCTCCGGAAGCTATTCCACTATATGGATACGCAACCGGAACTCGCACTGCAGTTCGTCAAGCTGTACTGCGGGCCAAACGAACCTATAATCACCGTGGCTCAATCGGCTGAAAGTCAGCATCGAGTCTTGGCTGAGGCTCGAAAGGTCACCAGCAAGACCCCAGATTTTCTGGGGCAGTGGTTGCACCATATTGTTCGTGAGAGAAAACTCACGATCAATGAGTATGCGCATCTGGTAGATATTGCCAGATACCATCCCGAGGCCGTGCCCACATTTCTTCGGAAATGTCTGCTCACGCAACCTTATGGTGCCTACTCCGAATACGTCTCCAAATGGAAGAGAGTTCTCTTTGTAGGACCCATTGACCATGAAGAGCTCCGTAAGAGGTTGGCGTCCTTCACACCGCGTGCAGAAATGTACTGCGATGTCGGGACTGGACATCCAGTCGTCTTGAGGGAATCGCCATCGTTCGATGAGGACGTGGCTAATTTCATCTCTATGGCTGGATATCTTGACCTTCCTGCAGATTGGGGTGGCAACGGCTTGACAACCGATGACTACTCCTATCTGTTCGGACTTCTTCCGGATGATAGCAAGGAATTTCTATCTGATTACGAGGCATCCCTGCCTTGTATGGATAGGACTCCGAACTTCTTCGAAGGAACGTTCGTCGGCCAAATCCATCATATCCCAAAGAAGGGAACGGTTAAGAGGAGAGCTATTGCCCCCCCAAACCGTTTCGTTCAGCTGGGTACGGTTCCGGTTGACTTGCAGCTGGAACAGACCCTACGGAAGATAGGGCAGGTTCGTGATTGTACGTTCAATCAGACCCGTCTAAATCGTTATATTGCGAATCGCGTAAACAACGATACGCTATATGCCGGTTCTGTTGACCTTCACCAGGCCACAGACTTCTTGCCCTTCGAGTGGATGAATTCCATTTGGAATCTTCTTTACTCTGGGCGCGTAGAGTCTATGGTAGAATCGTCCTGGCGCCTCTTTTGCCATATGGCAAATGGGGCGTGGTGGAACGAAGGATACAGGGACACCTGGTCGACTGGTCAGCCCCTTGGGGCTCTACCATCGTTCAAGTGCCTCGCTATTACACATAACCTCTTTCTCGAGGCCTTGTGCTTTAGTCGAGGAATCCTGCATTCTCCGTATGCGATTCTTGGCGATGATCTGGTCATCATGAACAAGAAGTGCCGTCAGGCATACATTGCGATTATGACCAGACACGGCGTACCGCTCTCTCTGAACAAGTCTTATGAGAGTCGGTTGGTAGAGTTCGCGGGTCAGGTTTTCATTAAGAACCTGAATCCGTTTTACAATACCGACCAGCGGGCGCTCACCTGGAACTCGCTCTATGATTACCAATGGGCGACTGGGATTCATATCCCTTACTCTCACTTACCTCGTAAGTTGCAGAGGAAAATCGTTCGTTTGGCTATCGAAGCGGGCTTATCACGGGACGAAGCTGGGGACGCATACGAGGTAGCCGATCTGTACGGCTGCCCCGCACGTGGATCCAACGTCTTGTGGACGGGATCAGATCAGTGGCTGGACTTCCTTCCCGCCTTGGCTAGCGAGTTGGATGTTGACACCGAGACATCTCCGGATGTCGAACATGTCTCCGGAATCACCTTCTTACGCGGAGGTCATCCTGTCTGTTTTGCAGATAGGGCCTACGCTGAGAAGGATGGGTACTTCTTGCAGTACCGGCGAATGGAACCGGAATGGTTTCGCTCGAAGTTCCGTCCAGTTGCTACTGATAAGATCATCGCAGCTGCAGCGAGGGCTGTAAAGCTCCATCGTGATGCAGCGACAAAGACCTGATCGGAGTGTGATCTCCGACTTAAAGGATCTAAG